CTCCAAGTGCACAGGGCATCTTCCAGAAGACCTGGGTACGATGGGGCATCGTCTCCTCGTAGGTGAAGAAGAACGTGTAACCTTCCATCGGAATCCCGAACCGCTTAGCCAAGATGTCATTACGAGAAGCGGGTGCCTTCTCAGCTCTTTCGACATCGAGTTGGTAGGTCTCGTATGTGATGGTCAACCCAATGTTCGGATTGGCCTTGGGCCACATGGCAGGATTAGCAACTTCCTCGATCTCGTCAAGCTTGTAGTGCCAGATTGAGACATGCGGAGCGTTGTAGTCTCCGCGGAGGATGGAAGCTAGTTCCATTTTGATTGTGTCGCCCGAACCGTTACGGACGGTTCCTTCGGAACTGATCGCAAGGATGATGTAGTCGTCCAACTTCGACGCACCCTGTTCGACAGCGCCGACGATGTCCTCACGGACGTCTCCAGAAAGCCACTCGTCAATTGTGGCGACCTTAGGACGTAGTCCCTGAAGCTTATTGATCGTCATCGGTCGAACTTCAAGAAGAGAACCGGTAAGGAGGTTCTCGATCCCCTTCTTAGTCGACAAGAGCTTCTGACGAAGAGCCCTTGAGCCCGTTGTGTTCTGAGCCGAACCCTCAGTCAGGAACGCAAACAGCGGTCCACGAGATCTAGTGATGGCTGTCCGGAAAGGAGCCATCACTTCGTCGGCCTGCTTCATCGTGGGCGCAGTTGTGATCTGGTGTGTCGTCGAAGTGTCCACGTTTAGGAAGTACGCCTGAACACATTCGGCGTACATCGACTTCGCGGCTCCTCGTGCGACGATCAGGTATTGCTTCTTCGTCAACCTGGTCTTGATGGACTTGGTTACGTACCGTCCACCATGGTTTCCTTCACCAGGTTCGTAGACACTTCTCTCGACGAAGTAGTACCAACCAAAAATCTGCTCCGCCCAGAGCTTGAACGAAGGGAGCAACGTCATGTTGCTACCATCAGTCAAGGTGAGTTCGTTATCGCAGTAAAGAATGAACCCCTCGACTGCTTTGTCATCGTAGTAGATGTTTGGGTTAGCGATGAGCTCGTCGATTCGGTTCATCTCCATAGTGATCTCCCGGTTTACAGGAATCTCACCACGAATAACCGCATCACGGAACTGGCCATAGTAGACCGGAACCGCAGTGTTCGAGAGTGTCATTGCCAACCCTCCCTCTATCCGCCGATTTGCTTGGTGGCGCCTTCGATGACCTTCTGCTGAACGACGGCGGTAGTCCGGTAGACACCGTTAGCTGCGGAAGACGCACCGCCCTTGTTCTTGAGGTAGTGCTCGAGGAGGACAGGAAGGGCTACCTTCCCGACCTCTCCGAGAATCTTCCCGACGGCGAGAAGACCGGCCTTCCGACGCTCAGAGTCCTCCGCCAGCATCTTGGAATACTTCTTCTCCATCTCCAGACGGTTCAACTTCTTCTTGAGATCAGCGTCACTGAGCCCGTGAAGACCGCCGGCGGTCTTGATGTCCTTGTTGAACTTCTTCTTCGTGGGGTCGGTGTTCCGCCTAGAAAGGCTGGAGACCGCAGTGTTCACATCCTCCTTGCGGACACCCCACTTCATCCCCTTGACGCCGAAGTGAGACAGAGCTTCGTCCATTGCTACGGCCATGGCCACAGAATCGGCGGGGTTGGTACTGGCGAGGTCCATGAATCTCCCTCCCTTGTCACGTTGAGTCGCCATTCAAGCTCTTCGTACTGCTCCTTCATCGCGGCCATCGCGTAGGAGGTTGCTGGAGGATCGAACAGAAGACGCACCCGAAGGTACATGTACGTCTTCACCGAGTTCAGACGAAGGTCTGTTCCAAGGAAGGCGTCCCACGTGTCGTCTTTGCTCGAGATCATGTAGCCGCCCTCAGGACCGAGCCCCAGCTGCTCGAGAACCGAGAAAATCGTGTTGATGTGAAGCATGATGTCAACATCGAAAGCGGTGTAAGTATCGTCGATACCCAGAACTTTCTTGACGTCGGTCAAGATACTGCTGGACACGTGGAACACCTCCCTCGGGGTTAGAAGCGGCCCGCGTTGAGACGAGCCTGGAGCGCCTTGATGCACTCGGAGACCGAGGTCGACAGACGGTAGTCGACCTTGGTGCCCAAATAACGCTGGAGCATCCCCACGGTCTCGTACTGCCGGTTGTTCTGGACGATCCCGTCACCGTCGACGCGAAGCGAAACGTGCAGGGCGGAGTTCAGGTGCTTCTGAACCGCGATTACCAGTTCGCTCCGAGGCCGACTGATCACTCCGTCCTGCGGAGTGTGCATGATCTGCTGCCACCGCTTGATGGTGGCACTGTCGAGGTGGCCGTTGACCGTGAGCTTCGAGCCGGAGGACGGAGGAGGCGTGATCGTGTCGGTCACGAGCTTCCCACCACGAGCCTGGTACTCCGCCAGAGTCTCGCCCTTCAACACAGAGAGAGCGGCCTCCTTGTTGACCGTGCTCGTGATGAAGCCGCGGTGCTCCGACATGTGGATGTGCCACAGGTGGCTCTTGTCCGCGGTGGAGGTCGTCTTCTTGGAGAAGTCCCAACCCTCAACACCACCATCGTCGTCCGTCTGACCGAAGAACTCTCGCCACCCGTCCATGCGAGGGTCGCGATTCTGACCGGCCTTGAACAGGCGGTTGCTGTACTTCTTGATGACGGTGTAGTCGCCACCCTGGGCCGACCGGCTGGTCATGTCGATGGCGGAAGCCTTGTCGCCGGGACCAAGACGATCCACGGAGAACTCCCGGACGCTGTAGTCCGACGATGGAAGGTTGTCCCGCTTGTTGTGGTACCCCGGCTTGTTGGCGTAGATGCCAGCAAGTACCAGATCGTGCGGATCGAGAGCGACGAAGTCGTCCGCGAACTTCTGCATGGAGTCGTCGTAGTTTTCAGACATGCTTTCCTCCTCGTCTCACCACAGTTTTGTGTCTCCCGGCCTACGTTCAACCAGTTTTTTCGGGAGAAGACTTCGATCACCGTAGTGAATTGCGTTGTGTGTACCATGAGACGTCGTAATAAGGTTGTCAGGGTCGAGCAACGAGTCGTCGCCTTCCCTAATATCGCTTAGGGTGATCGGGTTCATATGGTGGATGTACAATCCCTTGTGAATCTCGAACCCTGGGACTCCTAAGTCCAAGCCCAGGTCCCTTGCGATGACCACACTACGAACACGCCTCCACTGTGTTGACCGATAGAACTCCTGATTCATCCATCGGTCGAACCCGAAGGTCGCTGCGCCTACATCTCCTTTGAGGGCGAGGTAGTTGAAGCGTTCTTCGATCGTTTCGAGTCTACGAAGCTCTCGATAAGACCTAATCATCGTACTCATCCATGTCGTGGTCGAGATGAGACTCGGTTTCACCCTTATACGCAGTCATTGCGGTCAGAGCGTTCTCGTAGAGCTTCTCCATGTTGGCTTGAGACTTCATCATCTCGATCTTGGCTTCAGTTAGCTCGTTCTCGTACTGAAGTCGCTGCTGCTCGAGTCTTTCTCTCGACGATCCGAGCTTCAGAAAATGGCTGATCACCTGAGCGGAGGCATTCCCTGCAAGAATCTGCTTCTCTGCGAGGTCAAACGCCGCTGAGATCAGCTGATCTTCTCGTCCCTCAGGAGTTGTGGCCGGAATCGGTCGAGTACGTCTTGGTTCTTGCCCACTCGCACCACGAACAGTCACGGTTACAACTCCTTTCTACCTAGTTCTGATGACTTTCTAGGCCATCAGGCCGGCAGCCTGGAGCTTCGCGAGGAGCGCGTTGAAGTCGGTGACCAGAGCACCAACGGTGGCAGCGACGCTGTCCGCCTGGTGTGCGGCCTTGGTGGTGAAGGGAACGAACGGGGTTCCATCGCTCTTGAACAGAGCCAGCTGGACCGCGTCCTGGTTGGGCGTCCGGCTCGTCTGACTGACGACGACGGCTTCGAGTGCCTTGCTCACGGGCTTTCTCCTTCGGCTTTTGCGGAAGCATCCTCCAAAAAATCCCGCCGGGGCTTTTTTGAGGACAGCGGCGATGCATAAGGGGGGGTATTTCTGCGACACCCTCCCCCCCTATGCCACTTTCAAGCTGCTTGATCTGTAGGAACTGATATCTTCTTCCACAAACCAAGCACGTTTTCTCTCACAATTTCGTCAATTGCATCTTCGATTGCCTGATCTTGATCAGATTCTGAAAGTTCATCAGAAGTTCTGACAATCCTAGCCAGGAAGGCCGATGTGTTGTAGCCACTACTCACATCGTACTGGTACCACTCGTTGAACTGTGTGAATGGACTGTAAGGATTGTCAACAGTAGTAAGCATGTGTGAATCCATTAGTTCCATCACCCACTCAAACTCCTGGACAGAGTAGTAGTAGACACACCTAGATGAGCAGCAACCTCAGCACGTGTGTACCCAGAAGCTAGCATGGCAGTGGCACGCTGCTTCTCAGTACTAGTCATGAGAACTGTCTTCTTAGGAGTAGCCAATTGCTTGACTGTCTCCACATTGGCGTTGTCTAGAATCTGCTCTAGTTTGTGGTTGCTGATAGCGCCAGCCTGAATAGCAGCCCATTCAGAGGCCGTGATCTCAATGCGGTCTTTCCCAGCACCCACGTTTGCACGGGCGGCGGTCAAGAGCTGTCCTTTCAGCTTCTTGATTTCAGCTGCCTCCATGGATGGGTTAGCCTGCCTCTTCATGGAGAGGTTGGCGTTTGCAATGAGCTGGGCTTGTCTTTCAAGGGGTGCGTTCTTGAGGGCGCGGTCAAGCTTCGTGTTGAGGGCGGCCACTTCACTGGCATAGGCCAACTTGGCGGATGGGGAATATGCAGTTGTCTTGATGTGCACCGAGGCAAGCCTAGCTTGGTTAGCAAGGGCCTTCAGTTTGTTGGAGTGGTCAGCATAGACCTTCTCGATGACGGTTCCTGAGGACAGGGTGTGTGCATCGGGGGTCTCTGCTAGCTTGCTGCTCTTGATGGTCTTCAAAACCATATTTCCAGAACGATCGGTCTTTGTGAATCCGGTCAGGGAATATACTTTCTCCCCTGTGACCTTGTCGATTGGACCTCCGTCTTTTGCAGGACGGGGGGTTCGATCTGGAATATAGACTGGAGACTTAGCTCGAGAGATGAGAGTCGATGCCCCACCAGCAGATCGACCCTGATACTTCTTCATCAGCTGAGGAATGCCATTGTTGATGGCACTCTGCTTGTAATCGAGCTTGTGTTTCTCAGCATCGATAACGACCATTGAATGACGAACTGCTCGAGCAAGCTCGTCATTGTTTGCGCCGCCAAGAGTCATGTCAGTGATGAGATTCGAAATAAGGCCCATCTCCATGGGAACTTTCTTCGGAGTCATGACATGCATACCCGGATAGTAAGGATATGCAGCCTTCGCGTCGAATTCTTTGAGCCCTTCCAACGAAGGAGCGATCTTGACTTTACCCGAGTTGTTCGGAATTACCAGAACAGTGTCTCCATCGAAGTCCGCGCCAGAAAGCTTTTGGGCTACCTTAGCGTTGATTCCGATAGCAACAGTTGCATCCCCAAGAAGTTTCTTGGCTTCTGGGTTTCTGTTGTTTACAACGAGCTCTGGGATTTCGAATGTTCCACCATGGGGGTGACGAACAAGAACTACTCGTTCCCCATTGTTGTAGTTGGGTGCATAGACCTCATTCTCCTTCATAGATTCAATCGGGAGAATAACGTGCGTTGCTTGACGAGGAAGAGCAGCCGCTTTGAGGTGGACGGCCGAAGCGTCCGTGCTCTCAGCGTAATCTTCCAACATCTTCTTACGAACTGTGGGGTTCGTCAACGCCATAATATCGGCAAGCTCTTTCTGCTTGCGTTCGAAGGTCATGTCCAATTGGGTCTTAGCCAGAGTCGGACTCTGCTTGGACAAGAACTGAGAAGATAGGTTCCTCGACCACTTAGACCAGTCAGCTTCATCGTTGACGATGTTCATCGCAGAGGTGAGCTTTCCTGTGTGTGGATCTGAGATCTGACGAACAGTAGCCCCGAACGGGCTCTCTGGATCATCAGAAACCTTCTTCATCGCATCGAGTTTGTTACCTGTGTTGCTCTTGTTCGTGTTGAAGACCATGTCAACACCAGGAGGCAGATCATCCTTGTACAGAGCCATACCCTTGAGGTAGTGAGTCCCATTCACAAGAACTCGAACCTGGGAATATGACCCAGAGCCCAACGACAGATCATGAACGCCAGGGCGAACATAGATGACGCCGTCCGCTTCGGTTCCCCCTTGTTCTGCGTATCGAACCCCAACACGATTGAGATCCACAGATATGGGAGGTTTGATTCCGGTGTAGGTCTTCCCGCCGTCATCGCTGTGATCGTTGATGAGCTTGATGTTGGCCCGGTTCTGCCATGCTTCCTTCTGTGTAACACCAGGAGGAACCATGACCTTCAGTTCTGTCTGCTTTCCAGTCCCAAGCTGTTCGATCTTGACGCTGTGAACCTGGTATCCCTCTTCTTTGAGTCGAGCGATCGCAGTGTTCATCTTGGTTGAACTGATACCCAGAGCGTACTGAGTTCCAGCACCAACGTCGACGAACTTCTTGTCATCTACTGCAGCCCTGATGACATCAGAAGTGGAAGACAGAATATCCGCTTTGGTCTTCTGTCCAGGAACCAAAAGAGATCGAACCGAAGATTCGTTGAATCCCATCTCGCGACCAATGGCAAGGTTGGACATTCCCTTGTCGTGGAGTTGCTGAGCACGAGATATGTTGTGCTGCTTGGTTGCATTCCGAGCGATGGTTGCCGTGTCTCGGAATTGGGA